TCACCGAAGTACTGGCCAGCGAACACGTCCCAGTCGCCATATAGGTACGCGCGACGTAGAGCCTCATTGGGCTCAGCCTGAAGTCGCTTCACATAGTCCGGGTCGTTATCGAGCAAAGCCGGGTTATCGCCTACAAGCGCCTGAATGAATGTGTAATCGGCCGGGTCTTCTTGGGCATTGAATCTGCGTTCAACAAATAGGCGCTTAAGCCACGTGTGGCCTAGGCCTCCAGGGTTACCAGTTAGTAGCGCGCGAGGCTTGATATCGGCGCGGGCGGAACGGTTAGAGCCGCGTAGCCGCTGAAACATCACTTCCGTCCACTGGCCAGCTTCTTCAATCCCAAGATCATGGAACTCACGACCCTGGTATACGTCTAAGTCTTTCTCAGATTCTAAGTAACAGAACTCGAGAGTTGATTGGTTTGGAAGCGTTAAAAGCTTCTTACTCTCGTTGTAGTACTGCTTGAGATGAGGGAACTGGCGAAAGATGGGGCGGATATGGTTCGCTTCAAGCTCAGGGTAGCTCTTACGAAAGATAGCCCCCGTTGATCCTGGGTATTGAAAGCGACGGAGGAGGAGAATGTTCCTCATGCCGTGCGATTTGCCGCCACCTTTCGCCCCGCCGTAGAAGGTCACCGGCGTGCGCTCAACCTCAGCCATAAGCTGCCGCTGCTTAGGCGTAAGGGAGATGGCCAGCTCAATCATCGGCAATCATGACAAACAGCAAAAGCAGTAGGCCTAGAAAGCCTACGACTTCTGGAGTCACTTACCCTCCGGAATAGCCTTTGCAGCGGAATAGTCTTGGACGATTACCTTGATACCAGCCTCAGCATCACCACTAACTTGGACATCGCGCTTATCTTGCTGGCCAAGATACTGCTTACCGAGCCAAATGAGCATAACGCGGTCACCCTTCATGGCGAGTTGCCATTGGCTGCGGCGCAAAGATATGCGGCCAGTTGAGGCTTTTACTTTCCAATGTTCCGCAAATGTGACGCCGTGCTCCCTTTTTACGGCTCGCTCAATGGTATCCATGGAGCAGTCGTACCAGCAGGCAATCTCTTCAAGGGTGCACTGAATGTGGCAAAGCTTATCGAACTCTTCCCAGTTGATCTGCTTGCGAGGTCTCCCCATGACCATAAAAAGTTGCCCTCCCCAAGGCTTACTTATCGGGATAATAGCTGTGCAGCTTTATTACAGAAAAGTTTCTCGACGGATGCTGTTGAAGTTTGGGAATTGGTTTTCTGATGCCGTATGGCCATCACCGTATTGATGTCTGATGGAGCCGTGTATTCCGAGACGAATACCGGATGTTCGTTGTTTCTAACCCAATCCCAAAATTTTTCATGATCGAAATGAGATAAATATTCGGCGGTGTTCTTGTAGGGTGGATCGCAGTAGACAATCGAATTAGGTTTTATTGAAACTTGCTCGTAGCTGAGTGAGCTCATTTCGAGCCGTTGGAGCCGTTGGAGCCGTTGGAGCTGTTCGAGCTGTTGGAGCCGTTCGAGCTGTTCGAGCTGTTGGAGCCGTTCGAGCTGTTGGAGCTCGCCCTTTCTATCGAAAATGATTTTTCTACAGGCCAACCGTTTCCCGCGAATTGATAGTTCTTTGGGAAAGCTATTTCTTTTCAGCAAATCTATTGCCACATCGTCCCATTCATCAAAAACAATGGCTTGATGCAACGAACGCGTATCATCGCGTCGGCCTTTTCCGAAAAGGTAGTCTTTTTGATTATTCCCGAAGCTCCAAATGATTCTTGTATAAGCACAGGTTTTCTTCTTGGCTTCAAACTCTTCGGGAGTAACCCAGCGGGGCTTGAATACGCTGTAGGCATATTTACCGGCTATGGCATCGCGAACCAGTTGAACGGTGGTGGATTCGATTTCATTATAATGAACAGTTTTGTATTTTTTGTGAAGGCACATGAAATGCGAAACGGAAAAGCCGCCGCCGAACAAGTCATAGAAATTATCAGCCGCAGGCAATACGGCTGCTAATTTGTGAATAAGTTTATCTTTTGAACCCTGGTAGGGGATGCCGTAGTTAGCCATCAATCAAGACTCCGCAATTGGGGCATTTCTTGAGATCCGCTTCTTTTTCTTCTGGAACGCCTTTTTCCGCAGGTTCCAAGAAGAAATTTGGGAATCCCAGCAGGTCGATATCAAAGTCAGGGCCTAGCTCAGGCAGTTCCTCGTTTATGCGAACCATATCGAGGTCAGACCAAGCGGCAATAGAGTTATGGGCGATGGAGAAAGCGTATCTTTCATCCTCGTCTTTAAACTGCTGGAGTACACAAGGAACAGTCGTCCAATTACCGAGGAGCTTTAAGGCCATGAGGGTGCCATTACCGCAAATGACCTCCATGGTGGATTCATCCACGATGAGCGGGTCACGAAAGCCATAATGGGTAATGAGTTTCGCCAGACGCTCGATTTGTTCTGGGGTGTGCTGATTGCGGTTCTTAGCGTAGTGCTTAAGGTCCTTGATCGGCACCTGCTTTAGGTTCATTCAGCGCCCTCGTAGTTAATCTGAGCAATGTTAGCGGCGGGCACTTTAAGGATAACGCCTTTGTAGGTAATGACGATACCGGCGAGGCCATCGCTTACTTCTTCAATTTCAACGCCTTTAAACTTGAGCTCAGAGATCGTGGACTCAGAAGGCACGCCTTTGAGGGCTTGAAGGGCCTTGTGAAGAATGACGGATTTGATTTTGAGCTGTTGCTTAGCCATTGACGGCATCTCCTTCTTCTTTGGCTTCGGGCGCGGGTGCGGCTTCAAGTTTGGGCTTAGTGAGCTCGATGCGCTTTTTCACGAGATCACCGATAACCATGTTTTGAGCGTGCAGCTGCTGCTCTAAGCATTTGATGTTGTATTGCAAATTGCCCGCGTATGCATAGGCGTTTGAGATCTCTTGCTCTAGCTTTTGAAGTTCTGTCTGTTCCACTTGTCCTCCGGTTAGTTTTTGTTTCCAGCTTTTCATAAAGCAAACGGGTTAAATTTAATATCGGGGTAGCGATTAAGGATCTGCTTACCCTTAACAGTGAGATGGGTAACGGTTGTGATATTGGGGGGCACGAGCCTATGGGTGAGACCAAAGCCACGGAAGGGACGCTTAATGTAGACCCAGTGAAGTGTTTCACGTGAAACAATGGCGTAGCCGATGAGGGTATCGGGGTCTTCGCTAAGGCAGGCAATGCGCGTTTCGGTGTCGGGATGGTTTAAGATGCCTTCAACGACCTCGTGGTAATGGTCAAAGTAGGCTTTCTTATCAATCGCGTTGAACCAAGAGTTGCCGCGTCTCAGCTCCCAGAGCCATTTGGCGAATATGAGCGGGCGGTCCGCGAGACGGTAATCCCTGATTTCGATTACATCGTCAGGCGTTTCCGACAATTGGGAAGTCGGTGTCGTCATTGTCTACCTCGGCGCGCCGCCGTTTAAGATCGGCCCACATTTGGGCACGAAGTCTACTGATTGTAGACCAGATGGAGTTCTTTGTAACTTTAGCCAAAGATCCGGTCATACGGGTTTGAAGAGTAGTCACGATTTGCCTGATGCTTAGGCCTTCGGCATGGAGCGACCAGACCAGAGAATCGGCTTTGCTTTGAAAGGCGTAGCATTTGGAGAACTGGTGGGCGTAGTAGAAGTAGTCTTGATGGGCGCTGAATCGTTGAGGCCCGTAGACGGACATAAGCCAGAGGGTTTGGGAGCCTTGCACGAGCTCTGTGTCGCCAGGGCGGCGTCGCATGGGCTTTTCAATGTCACGGAAGCCCGTTTCTTTGAGCTTTTGGTACCATTCGTCACGGAGCCGGATCTCCTCCGGAGTCTGTAGCAATGGCTTCGGATCCTTCCCCTCGTGCGGCATCTTTCTCCCCTTTTTTGGCCGCTTCTTCTTCTCGGAGCTTCTCTTTGGCCCTGATTTCCTGGATCACTCCATAGGCCAGCTGGTTTGCGCGGGCTTTATGGATAGATCTGCCAAAACGGGACAGAGAAACCCTCGTGCATTCAGGGGGGAGATGCTGAATCATGAAGGCTACGGCGTTACGATAAGAATCGGTAGGCGGAATGTCGTAGGTCAAAAAGATTTGGCTCGCGAACTCTTCCATTTGAGCCATGGAGTCGCGAGGAAGGGTATGAGGGAGTTGCGCCTTAAGCTTTAGCCATGTCCTGCGAAGGCGAGAGATGGGGGGATTTTTGGGAAGGGGTTGGCTTTCAGGCGCTTGATCCGTCATGAATGCCCCCGAAGTTACACGACGTCTTTCGTAAGTTCAAAGTGGGGACCGTCTTTAAGTGATTTAAATTTGCCGCCCCATTTAATCGGTAGTTTTTGATCTTCACACGCTTCAGATAACTTTTGAAACTCCGTAATGGGCCATAGCGCCTGCCCCTTTTCGTTAAGTGAGAAGAGATCAAGGGCGCGTGCTCGGGGCCTGCCGTTTTGCATAAAATTATGCAAAGAATCAGGCCAATGTGCGTTTGAAGTGCCCTTTTTGAACTCAGCTTCTTGGTCCGCTTGGTTACGGAAGGCGCAGGAGACGTGCATGCGAGGGTAGAGAGGGAGCACGAAATCTAAGAACCAATCTTTGAGATATGGGTGAGCTGTCGCGAGCTTTTCGGCACAGAGGGGGCACTTGCCCCCGTTCTTATGCTTAGCCACGAGTTAGCTCTTTTGAACGTTAAAGACCGAGAGATATCTGATTTTGGGCTGAAGCCAAGCGTTCCAACGGTCGATGGCTTCTTTAGCGGCCATAAGGCCACCCCATTGAAAGACTTTCGATAAAGCTACAGCTGCACTCTGCAGGAAGATCGAAAGGCCAGTGAGGAGAGAAGCAATAGCACCGAGCCACATGCCGGCTTGGATGAATTTGATTCTGAGATCTGGGTTGAACTTGAGCAGCAGTCCCACTGCCATTTTCAAAAAAGTGCCGGGTTCCTCGGCCGCTTGGAGGGCGGCATCAGCAGGGGAGCCGGCGGCGGCATCGATAGCAGCTTGGGCGGCGGCGGGGATATGATCTTGAGCGAAGGCATGTTGGGCTGCGAGGAAAAGGGCGGCAATGAGAGCGCCCGCGATGATGCCTTTGATGAAACAGCTTTTTAAAACTTTGCTCATACGAATCGTCCCCTGTTCTTGCATAAAAACTTCCCCCGCCCTTTTTAAGATTTGTGTCGTATTACCTCTAAGATAATGGGCACCCCTTGAAGTGCAAGCTGGAGGGCCGTTAGAAATCCGATGGCCTTGTACTGCCATTTGGCAATTTCAAAAACGCGGTCTTCCATTTTGGCCAAACGAGTTTCAAGTTTCTCAAAACGACAATCGACATGGCGCGCTTCGACATCAAAGGCTTTATCAATCATGCGTGGGGCCTATCGGAGGGGTATGAAAATAACTTAAAGGTAATTATAATTGACTAGGCGGGTTAACGCGGTAGGACGTTAGTTTATGCTAAACGCACAAAGATTCGAACAAGTCCGTAGATACAAAGGGATTCGTAAGGGATGGCTAGCTGAGAAACTGGGCATGCTACCGCCGGTATTTTCGCGTCGTCTTCACGGGCCACTCCGGTTTTCAAAAGAGCACGTGACGAAGATGAGCAAATGGCTGGGAGTAGACGTCTCGGAACTGTGGCTTGAGAAGGAGCGCCGACGTGGAAGGCACTGAGCCCGTGCGAACTACATCCCCCAGGTGGGTTCGCATGCCGCAGGGACAGACTTGGAAGCATATTTCCGAGGTCCCGCGTGAATTCCAGTTTGTAACCCGTCCCACGGACCTGCTGTGGGGCTTTGGCCTTTATTATGTGAATAGCGATGGCACTTTAACGCTAGCGGAGCACGACTTTGACACTTCCGACTGAAAAGAAAGTAACACTGGCGCTTCTCATGCGAGAGGCGATGGATATCGAGGCGGCTATCCTTGAGGCCAGTGGCGAGATCACCGAGGCCATTGAAGAGAAGCTTATGGAGATTGACCTCTCGGTAAAAGAGAAGGTCGATGGCACAGCCCTTGTGCTTGAGCGTATGGAGGACTCAGCTGAGTTCTGGCGGGCAAAGGCCCAGGGGCTGCTTAAGGTGGCCGAAGGCTTTGAGAAGGCCCGTGAGCGGCTAAAAGACTACGTAAAACAGGTGATGCGGGATGCGGGCGTGACCGAGCTTCGAGGCAATGAGCAAAAGCTTGCGCTCCAAGGCGTTAAAGCAAAGCTCGAGGTCGATGAGATGCGGCTACCGGCAGCGTACCTAAAGCAGGAGACGCGGGTGGTAGCGGATAAGGTTCGTATCCGGGAAGCGCTTGAGCGTGGGGATGAGGTGGAGGGAGCGCGGCTCATTGAATCCTATGCCCTACGGCCTAAGCTTAACAAGGAAAGGTCGCTCAAATGACCCATGCAAAAACCCCCAAAGGCACAGAACTCCCGATCATTAAGCTTAAAGGTAAGGATTACCTTGAGGTGAAGTATCGGCTGGTGTGGTTCCGAGAAGACCACCCGGATTGGTCGATTCAAACGGAATACGTGAGCCGGACGGCGGATTCAGCGCTTGCGAAGGCCACGATTCGTAATGATGCGGGGGAGATCATGAGTACCTCGCACAAATATGAGGACGCTAAGGGCTTTGGCGACTTCATGGAAAAGGCCGAAACGGGAGCTATTGGAAGGGCCTTGGCGCTTGTGGGCTACGGGACGCAGTTCTGTGGGGATGACCTGGATGAAGGCTCAAGGATTGTGGATGCCCCGGCTCAAAGGCTACACGCCCCCCGTGCTGTGCCATCTCCGCCCGCCTGGGTGTCTGAGAGCGCGCAGGAGGAGATTGGCTTTACCCAGCCCCCTAAAGCCGCTCAGGCGGCCTCACAGAGCGCTCCAGATGGCTATATTGCGGACTTTGGTAAGTACGATGGCCGTAGGCTTGAGGCTGTACCTAAAAAGGAGCTCGCTGAGTATGTCGCATACTTAGAGAAAACCGTAAAAGAGAGTGGGAAGCCTATGGGCCTTAAAGTTCAAAAGTTTGTGCGTGAGGCCCAGAAGTTCATTTAAATCTTAACCTGACTTTGGGCCCTTGGTTTAGGCACAATCATAGACATGGAAGCCAAAAACCAAAAGGGAACCCCGGATTTTAAATACGAGCTTTACTTTAAGTTTCGTGGCCGGGCCGAGTGCATCCAGCGTGCAGATCGATTGGGCGAGTTATTGAGCTGGGTTTACGACCGCATGAGCCCTGAAGAGCTCCCCCTGTTTATTAAACGTCGTATTTGCATCATGGGCCCTAACCCTCGAGAGTTTGAAATCCGGGAGGCCAAATGAACCTTCGAAAGATTGCCTCGTGGAGCCTTATTACGTTCTCCGCCTTGGCCTGTGCCCTTGGCCTCTGGTCGATTCTTTAAAGTTATGTAAACCACGCACAGCGCTAAAATAAGATGCCCCGGTATCTGGATTTTCGTCCAGAACCAGGGCAAATTCACTATTGCGGTGGTGAAGCCTAAGAATCTCACTCGAGATTCAAAACTTCAACCAAAATCCGCAACAAAGTGAGAATCCACCGAGGCAGCCTTATCCGCTGCGGCTCGTATGGCCTCACCTAAACAGGTAGCCAAAATCCCGCGTGATCTGGAAGACGCCAGTGGCAGCGGGGGGGACCTGGGGGCGCTAGCCTCCTACCTGGGCCTGTATAAATAAAACCAAGGCGAAGCGCCGTATCTACCGGGAACATGACCGGAGCTCTACGGAACAACGCGACTAGTGGCGAAAGCTCCCTCGTCCGAAGGACGCAAGTGATGAGAAACGCCCACGGGAAACCGCAAAGCCCCAATGGGGGTTTGGGGGACCTTTTGGCTCAGCAGCCCTGAACCGAGTCCGCAAGGGTCGGATTCGAAGACGACAACACGGAGGTTACATCAGTGAAAATACAAATTGGGGTTATGACTCGCAGAGTTCGCCGAGAACGTCGGCTTGAGCTCAATTCTAAGAATTTTCCCTCAGAAAAATGGTTCATAAAACAACTCGAAGCCGCGAAGATTACGAACTGGCCTGAGAGAAACTTTCCCCTGCTTAATTGCTACTTCGGAGACTTTGTCTGGCTCAGAGAGAAACTTGTGGTGGAAATCGACGGCTCAAGTCATGCAGGCAAAGAAGAGTATGATTCAAAGAGAGATGCGCGAATTATAAAAGACGGCTTTAGGGTCGTAAGGATTAAGTTCCCAGATGAGGTTGGCGCAGTTTCGAAATTCATCGAAGAAAATATAAAGATGCTTACTCGGGTCCAAAGAGGCAGCAGTAAAGTTGTAAAAGCAAAAAAGGGATTCGTATCCGAAACGGTGACCATTAGAGAAAAAGCGGAGGCGGCAAACCAGAGAGCCGTCGTAGATCTGCAAAGACGCCGGGAGCAATTTCAGGCAGATCTTAAACGGCGGCGCAGGGGAAGAGAGAAATGCCCACCATCACCTTTGAACTCAAAGGCCTGCCGGCCATGACGAACACGAGTCGTGTGCACTGGCGTAAGATCCACAAAGAGCGCAAGCGTTGGAAAATGCTCGTCTGGATGGCTACTCTCGGTGAACGACCGAAAGAGCCATTTAAGAAAGCTCAGCTTACACTTACACGGTTCTCAGCGAGAGAGCCTGATTACGACGGCCTCGTCTCGTCGTTCAAAGCAATATTAGATGGCTTAGTAGAGGCAAAAATAATTGCTGATGATCGCCCTTCAGTGGTAGGACAACCTACGTTTCGTTGGGAAAAGACCAATCCAGGTTCTGGACGCATACGTGTGGAGGTCGTGCCGCTGTGATAATCTTCATCGCTCTTTGGCTCGCCGCTGGCCTTTTCACCGTGTCCCGCATGAGCGCAAAGAGATTTCCCGTTCGCCAGATCATCGTGCTTCTTGGCCCCATTGTACCCATGACTATTTACGGCAGTATCGCTGTACTTGGACTTTTGAAATTCTTGGAGGATGAGTGAATATTGAACAATTAAAACAGGCTATCGAAATCTCAAAACTATTAGGAGAGGGGGAGTGCGTAACGGATTTCCCAATTCCTGTTGGGGATTCATGTTTTATCCGCACAGTGACTCTGTACTACACGGGCAAAGTAAAAAAAGTCTGCGGCATGTTTCTTACCCTTGAGAAAGCTGCGTGGATTCCAGACACCGGACGCTTCAACGATTTCCTGAAAGCCGGCAAAGCCAATGAAGTTGAACCTTTTGAAGACGACGTCCATATTCCTCTAAGCTCAATTATCGACGTCACCGCCTGGAAACATACGCTCCCGCAAGAACAAAAGTAATTATGAACCAAGTAATCCTTAGGGCAGCGTGGGAACGCCCCTACCGGTCGTGGTCGGGGTCGTGGTCGGGGTCGGGGTCGGGGTCGTGGTCGCGGTCGTGGTCGGGGTCGTGGTCGGGGTCGGGGTCGCGGTCGTGGTCGGGGTCGGGGTCGCGGTCGTGGTCGCGGTCGCGGTCGCGGTCGTGGTCGGGGTCGCAATGAAAAATGGAGAGGAGTTTTACCCATGGTTTTAGATGAAAAAGATTTCCGCATTTTCTTGGATTCACTGAAGAGTGATATCGATACTTGCTTTGTCACAAGCCCTCGTGAAGTTGTGAAACGTGTTGAGCGCTTTATTGAAGGTGTGAGGCTAAAGAAACAAAAGGACGACCTAGAGAAGCTTCAAGCGCTTGCAAAGTCTATGATGGATCCCGGAACGCATGGGCCAACGGATATCCTGCTCAGTCGTGAACAGGCCATTAAACTTTATATGAAGACGCAGAATTCAACGCGAGAACAAGCTGAAGCCTGGATTGATACCATAATCAAGGCAGGAGAGATGAGATGAGTGGTGGTTGGAGAATAAATGACCGAACTTCCCTGGGACTATTCACGTTGCCGTCCCAAATGGCCGGAAGGACTTCCCTGTGATCGCTGCATGCGGCATGTGGAACGTATATCGGAGAAGTTTCGCGATAGTTCGCATCCGATATCTGTGAGCGATTTCTCGCAAGATTCGAAGGGAGATCAGGTGAAGGAATGTCGCGGCTTTATCGATGAAGAGAAGTGGAAATGATTCGAATTCAACGCATGAGAAGAGTGTCGAGCGCTCTATGGCAATTTTGTTTTTCAGGGAGATGATATGAGCTTGCAGGTATTGTTGGATAAACTTGAAGCGATTGAGAATCATTATACAGCGAGAGAAACCGCTTTAGTGAAACAAACCGCCGAAAAGCTAGTTGAACGTTTTGTCAGCGCGATTAAAGAATCACCTCAAGATGATAATATCCCTCTTGATACAAGACTTTACCATCTAGCAGAAATGAATTTACATATTTTCACTTGTGATCTTCGAAAACAAATCGAATCCCGCAACGCTCTCCCAACCCTCATCAAAATGCTGCGGATCGCGCATGAGGCGTTGGAGAAAGCTAGAAAACAACATGTTCGCATTGATGAGAAAATGATTTTACGTA